ATCTGTAGCACCTGTAGCACCTGTAGCATCTGTAGCACCTGTAGCACCTGTAGCACCTGTAGTATCTATAGCACCTGTAGCATCTGTAGCACCTGTAGTGTCTGTAGCACCTGTAGCACCTGTAGCATCTGTAGCACCTGTAGTGTCTGTAGCACCTGTAGCATCTGTAGTGTCTGTAGCACCTGTAGCATCTGTAGCACCTGTAGCACCTGTAGCATCTGTAGCACCTGTAGCGTCTGTAGCACCTGTTGATAAACTGAAGGCAGCCAGACTACGTAAAGAGGAAGCTGAACTAAAGAAAAAACAGGCAGCATCTATAGCACCTTAATATATCATTAACAATATTTAATAAAACAATATAAAATTGATTATCTATATAATATATATAGATAATCAATCATAATGCCCAAACTATGGCAAAAATTAACATTTCAAAATGCACATTTACGTGATGCACACATTCACTTTGACGAGCCAACACATAAATATTATGTAAATGGCACTTGCCAAGGTAATATATCATGTACTGGATTTATTCATGAATTCTTTGAGCATTTTGATGCACGAGCTATTATTGTTAAAATGAAAAAAAGTAGCACTTGGACTACAAGTAAATATTATGGAAAAACGGATAAAGAGATCATGGATGAATGGAATGCAAATGGAAAGCAAGCATCAGAAGCAGGTACTGCAATGCATTTGGCAATAGAGCAATTTCTGCATAATTCACCTGAAGTTATTAATCCTTCTGTACTTGAATCAGTAGAATGGCGATATTTTATGAAATTCTGGAAAGATTGTGGTGGTGATTTGGAGCCTTATCGGTCTGAATGGGAAGTATTTACAGATGCTGTAGATGGTTCTGGTACAAAAATTAAACTATGTGGATCAATTGATATGGTATTTCGTCGTAAATCGGATGGAAAATATGTTATTTATGATTGGAAACGTTCCAAAGAGATTAAATCAGATAATCCTTATAAAAAAGGATTAGTACCATTAAATCATTTACCAGATACAAATTATTGGCATTATACAATGCAACTTAATGTATATAAATGGATTTTAGAAACATTTTATGGATTGGAGGTTGCAGATTTGTATCTTGTTATTTTACATCCTGATCAGGCATCTTATCAACGAATGCGTCTTAATATTATGACAGAAGAAGTAGAAGGAATGATAGAATGTAGACGTCGTGCAGTAGAAGCAGGTTGTAGACAATCTGTCATTCTGCCTGTTCCTGAACCTGAAGAGAATACTCAAGAAACATTTTCATTTAAATTTTAAGGATTTATAAAGCTAAAAGGCATTATAAAGCTGAAGCAGCAGGAACAGGTGTAGTAAAAGTAAGAGATTCAATCATGTTTATAATCATCTGATTAAATATAGTCTCCTCATCTTTTACTACATTTACAGAATTTTTAGGAGCGTATACATATTTATATGTATTATTTTCTTCATGCAAAGATGCTAAAATATTTTTAAACATAACATCATGATTGAATCGATATTTAAATACAAACTCAACAAACTGTTCTTTTACTTGATCCCATATACCATCGTACATTTTAAAATTATCTTTCTTTAGAGCCGCAACAAGATTTTTAGTTTTCATTCCTTTACGTATATTCTTTGAATTATCAATATATGCCATAAAATATGGATTTGAATACTCAACAACACTTGCTAATGTAAGTGTTAGCGGTTGATAAAATTTTTTACTTGTATCTGACATTAAGGGTATAGATAGATTTGGTGAATTAGATGCAAATTTTACTTTCATACCCAATAAATAATGCTCTGTTGTAGGATAGGGTTTACGTGCAGATTTAGATGCCTTGTCTAAATAGGATTTAATACGTTCTTCATATCCTTGAATTAAAGGTGGAGTATTACTATTAGGATTTATATATATTATTAGAGTGTCTTGAATATCAGGAATAGGAAAGTGTGCAATAAATGATAACCATAATAGTGCATTTTTTGGAAGATCTTTAATTGGAATTGGATTTTTAAATTTATCAGGATTTTTGAGTGCTTCCCATTTTAATGAATCAGATGTAGTATTCATAACATTTTTAATATTAATATTTCCAAATTTATATTCGGTTAACTCCTTCTCAGGAACTAGGTTAGCAGGCTCTTCAAATTCCTCAGCTTCAAGTTCTTCAGGAGCGTGTTTTTCTTCATCTAATTCAATAGGAGGGATAGAAGCATCAGGAACAGACTCATCTGCCAAATCAGCAGGAGAAGCAATTTGAGTTGTAAAGAGAATTAATATATATTCTAATTTTTTATTGTGTTTTGTGATAGGAACAGACGCTTTATTTTCATAAATATTTTTAACTCCATTGACAGGATCATATGGAGGAAGGCTACTCATATCAAAATTTTTAGGGACTTTTAGAATAACATTCTTTACATATCCTGAATCTAACCAGTTTTTAAGAAGAGTTTTAATATTTTTGTTTTCATCAGGAGCCGCACCTTCTTCTTGAAGATATAAATTAAGGTTCTTTATTTTTTTATAACCATGACCACCCCACGGAGGATCAACAAATAAGATATCAACATTCTTATTAGGAGTCCATGTAGTTATATCCTGTAAATGTGGTACAATTCGATCTTCTTTACCAAACGTCTTAATATTAATGCGAAGTGCCACCATTGTTTCTGGTACAATTTCATACGCATTAATGAGTGCATCAGGAAATAACTCAGATAAATAGATGGCATCTACACCGATATGTGTAGTTCCATCTAAAATGCTACGAATATGACGCACATCAGGAAACCAGGCTTCCAATACTTGTTTAACTTGTTCTCTATGCCAAGGTTTTAATACACTGTATTCACTTGATTCAACTGTAAGATAGTTTGCATAGGAAGCATCTTCTGTAATCATATTGTCTTTAAATTTCTTATAAATACGACTATTGAGTTTAGCAGGAATAGGAGGAAGAGGGAGTTCAACTAAAAGAGGAAGACCTATTGGGGCTATGGCAGCATGACGTTTAAATATAAACCAGCGATTCAGAAAGGAATACTGTTTAACAGATTCTGGCATAGCATAGTTATGCTTACTCTGTTTAGCCATATCATAACTGTCTTTAAACATAGATGTGCTATTATGTAAGCCAATCAAATGTGCTTCTGGGATAGTAAGCAACTCCAACCCAATTTCTCCAAATTTCTTGACAAGTAAATGAAATGGTACTAAATATTCAGTATATGTATCACCGATACTGATAAAGTTTACATCAATTGGCATTCCAATTGATTTTTCATTATCAGTAAATATACTATTATTATATTTTTTAGTTATTTTCCAAATTTCAATATCACCCTCTTTTCCAGTAACTGATTCATCTTTATCTAAATCTTTTAGCATATTAAATACAAGGTTGCCGTCAAAACAGCAGCCAATAAAGTATCCACCTACTTTTATAGTATCTGCTAAATTTTTCAATAATCCATTAAGACTTTCTTTATTTTTAAAGAAGTAATGAATGGCAAACATACATGCAACAACATCTGCACCATTTTGGAATGAATTTTTCATAACTTTTTCAATATAAGGAGGAAGAGTAGAAGACTCGTTCGGTTCCATTTTACCAAATATACTCCGCATAATATTTTTCTCTTCAGGTGAAGCGCCTGCCTCACCTGTTACAATTGGTTTAGAACTATCACCAATTGCAAATGCAATCTTTGGAAGACGTTGATTTTTCATGTCATGCATTGTTTTTAAATAACGTTTATATGCACCGCTGTGAGGATTTTTAATATTATTTTCAGCAATATCAATACCCACAACATAACTTGCTTTTGCAAAATGCCATTTATATAAATCACCAGCTTCACCACATGCAATATCAATAAGTCGTTTATTACCAGGTTGCATCGTACTACGAATTAGTATTTCATTTTTAATGTATTTATTATGGAAATCACGTAAACCAGATACAAATGCAACATTTTCTTTTGGTGCTTTTCGGTCATAGTATTTTTTGGTCATATCTGTTGCAATAGATACCATTTCAGATTCATCAGGTTCTTCATTGCCTGATCGAATCATTGATTGGGTAATAGGTTCATGAATAGAATTCCAAACGGAGTTTGCAGTTGCATCATCATTCATCATACCTGTATATTTAATATTTCCGCCTTGCATTTGTACTGCTGCCTGTGCGCGAATATATCGTTCCGTTTTATCATGCCTAATACGTGTAGGAATCCATCGCCATCCAGGCTCTTTGCTTGGATCATAACGCATTTCAATAATACTATGATTTTGAATAGGTTCTGATGTATGCTCTGTTAGAACATGCTCTTCTAATGTAATAGGATTATACGTAATTGCTATATTGCATATATTCGCATTTGAATCACCAAAATTCAATGGATTAAACATGATAGGTCGATAAGATGCATTATCTTTATCTTCAAATGATAACTGTGAAAGAATTGTATGACGTGGATTATCATAAGCAGGATTACGTATACCACCTACATATAAACGCATTGATTTATAGCGGATTGTTATATCATTTACATTATCAATTGTAGTTAATATTTTATCAGCGGGTGATGAATCTTCTGTTTCAAAATGAACAAGGAAATCAATTGTGTTATCTTTTGCGGGTTTCCATTTAAATTGTTTATTAAAACGTACACCAAATTTATCAGGAATTGGAGCATCATTGCTCGTGATAATCAGACCGTCTGTATAGTAGATATGTTCTTTATCAAGCATATATCTGCAATGCTCGAAAATCTGATCTCCAATTCCAAACATATACATCTTACAGTGAACTGTAATTATATTTTCAGGTTTTATCCCTACTGCAGTAATAACAGGATCATTCTTCCAATTTGTAAATAATTCTTGCAATTTAACATATCGTGATTCACCACTGTTATCGATAATTGTTCTCTCATTTTCATTTTTAAAGGTAATAAATGGCAAATTGGACACTTTATTAGTTTTATATATGTAAATATCAAACAATAAATATCTATTAATAGGTGAGCCGTCTTTTAATGCAGTTACCCATTCTCCATCCATAAGAGTATTTGCACATTTCATATTTTGAAGACCTGTGCGATATACATTCAAGCTTTGATCTAATAGATAGAGTTCACCTTGAGAATTAATAAATCCCATAGCACGCATTCCATCAGCTTTATCAGTTACATTGTAGCCTGTACGAATATTTGAAACGGTTTCATCAATCTCTTTTTCCATATTTTGGATTTCAAGTGTAATAGGACTAACTCCACGGAATTTAATACCACCAACTAATTTTTCATACTCGGACTGTACACTTTTAATAACAGATTTACGAATAAGAAGTGAATTTTTCTGAATTGCACGTTGAACTTCTCCAATGCCTGCAATTAACTGTCGTAATACATCCTTATTCGATACTGCATCTTCATGTAGTAATTCTACTTCAACTTCATAACGTGGAACCTGTTTCGTAATATTTGCCTCAAGAAATGAATTTGTCCAACGAAATCCTCCAGTAGTAGGATCAGTTTGAGACTGTCGTACAACAGACATATCGACACGAATTCCTTTACCTTTAAAACTCCAACGACGTAAAATACGAAATGCTTTTTGTTGTGTACCCCACGATTTTAATACAGAAGTTACACGAGAATCTTCAATATTAAGATTTATTTCATTTTGCATTTTAAAACGAATATCATATTCAGAAATGTCAAGTGGTTGAACATTTCGACTAATTTGTTCCTTTACCATGACAGTAAAGGGTTTATTACGTAAATTATTATCAATACAATATGATTCAATTAAACCAAGACCTTGAAGTGAGAAACGCATACGATTCGGAGTGATAATACTTAGACGATCATCTTGTGGAAGAACTTCGAAGTTCTTTGCCCTTAGATGTTGTGCGATCTGTAGGAATGTATTTGAATCAACTACACCTTTTTGACCAAATGTAGTTTCCAATTCATATTGTTCATTCCCTGACCAGAGTTCAATTAACTCAACTATGGTCTTAGTTTGAGCCTTGGTTAACTCCATTACTATAAAGTAGAGGGAAAATCACCTTAAGTTTATAATAATATTTAAATCAATTTTATTTATCATCGTTTAATTGTTTGATATGATATATTAGTAGTATTAAAAGTACTACTAAGGAGTTCAATTGCATTATCGGAATTAAAATCTTTATTGCAACAAAAAATATCAATATAACATGAATTATACTCAGGATAAGTATGAATTGTAAAATGACTCTCAGATAATACAAATGCATAGGTATATCCTACAGGTTTAAATTGAAATCCCGTTTGAGATACAACATGTAGATCTAATTTATCTACAATTTTTTCTAATAATGATACATTTAGATCCATTTTCTCTAAAAAAGAAACATTTACATCATATACATTCACAATAAGATGTACACCTACATTATCATTAGTAGGTTGTTGAATCCCATATTTCGTGTAAAGAGTAAATGTTTCTAGAGGTGGAGGATTCATTTATATTAATATATAACACTTTAATCACTTTAAGTTTATTTGATAAAATATTTTGCAATTGCAGACAGAATTTAATTTGCAAATAATTTGAATGTTCGTAGTGTATTTAGTTTACCCAAACGAATAGATAATTGATCCCTTGTAAATTTACGATCTGTTTCTTGCCAATCAGGAAACATGATTAATTTATTAACAATTTCTGTTTTAGTCTCATCAATTTCTGGCCAATATACAATCCAGCCTTTTTGTTGAATATTAATTATCCAATCATGAATAATGGAGTAAATGTGTTCTTGTCCAACTGTATGCGGCATAGCAACCCACTGACCTCTATAGTCTATAATCCAAATCGGACAGTCTTTATTCCAATGAATAGGATTTGTCCCAAACATAATTTCACCTTTTAAGGAACTATCGTATGTATTCTCTACAGAATCAACTTGTGTAGATTCCTTAATAAGAATGAATTGAATATTGCTTAGAATAGAAACACCTTGTACTAAATCTAAATAGTCTTTATCAGTTATAGCAGATTTATTATAAGCAGCAGCAATCAAATCATAAATCTTTTTACGTTTACGAGAAATTGCAGTTGTTTTAAGTTCGTCTGTCTTTTGTTGCAATGAAGTTGTTAAATCAATCAATAATTGCATACGTACATTTTGTGGAGCCATGTAATAATAATTGGGATCTGCAATACATGTGCATATTCCTAGAATACCAGCAGGTTCTGCTACTGTTGCTACATAATCAGGTAGGTCTATTTTTTGTAAATTATTGTCTTCACTGCTTTTGATTTCTTCCATTTTTAAAGAAGCAGAACGATTTACATTTTGCTCTGAAAATGTAATTAATTCGTTAAAACTAACATTTTGATATGTTTTAGTATGAGCCATACCTTGTGTCGTAGCGTAAGCCATTAGTTAATGATAACAATCTTATATTAATGATATATGATTGTTTAAATCAATTTTATATTATTAGTCTTCATTTTTATATGATTCATTATGAATACGAATACTTTCAAGATCTTTTAATCGTAATTCATGTTCTTGACGTGTTTTTAAACAGAAATCGATATATTCTTTAATTTTATGTAATGTATTATACCCTACAGATGATAAATCAAAAAACACTCCATTTGAATTTTCACTATATGATTCTTTATTCTTACGTATAATACGAAATACTTCTTCGTATTCTGATGCAACAAGTGATTTTATATTATCAAAAATATAATTACGTACAATTTGTACATCCATTTATAATTCCGTATAAGTTATTTAAGACAATTATATCGCATAATATAACTTACTCTAGTGGAGTAATTAGTTTTATAGGTCTTGCTTTAATAGATTGTGTAGAAGGGGCTGCTTTAGCGGCAACAGTTTCTGATACATTATCAGATACACGTACATTATCTGCTGCAAGTTGCTCTGCTAATTTTCTATCACTATTCATTTGTATTGCGCGTATATTAGAATTATTAGTATTATTCTTTTTAGATACTATCTTTGCTGGAATACCCAATGCACTACTTGGAATCTCTGGACTATTTGATATAACAGGAACCTGATTAGGTTTGTTATTTGCACTTTTCTTGTTATTTTTCTTAGGTTCTACTTTTGGTGATGGTGCTTCTTTCTCCTCTGCTTCCTCTTCCTCTTCCTCTTCCTCTTCCTCTTCCTCTTCCTCTTCCTCTTCCTCTTCCTCTTCCTTTTCCTCTTCCTCTTCCTCTTCCTCTTCCTCTTCCTCTTCCTCTTCCTCTTCCTCTTCTTCTTCTTCTTCTTCTTCTTCTTCTTCCTCTTCCTCTTCTTCTTCGTCATTTTTAACGGTACGTTTTGATTTAATAATCGTATTTACTTGCTCATCTTTACCAATAAATTTACCACTAGAAAGTATAAACGTATCATTGATTGCAAATTTAGAACGTTTTAATTCAACTGTAATTTGTTGACCAACTTGAATAGCATCAAATTCACGATTACCAACATGTAAATCACGGGGTACTTGAATATGAATAGCATCTTTGAAATTAACGTACAAACCCATTTTATTTTTACGAATAACAGTGCCTTCTAA